AACGCGCCCCAATAGAAATGTCTATTCCTGCGTCCATACACTTGGACAACCAAAATTCACAACAACCTCTTCCCAACTCTCCAAAATGAACATTTGTAGTATAGCTAAAGTCTGCCCCAAAAATACTAAGTTTATCTACTTTTTTCCACAAAGCAAAAGCAATGGCATAGGCAATTGTATTATTAAAATAAGCGCAACCCAAATCCTTAACGATTTTTTTCAATGGATAGAGTTTAATGGCAGGTACTCGTGGATCCAGTTCACAGGAATAAACAGGACATTCCAAGGTTGGTAATATTTTACGCATTACCTCGGTTTGTGGTCCTGCGTCATTTGTATCAAGGAATCGGGAAACAGGGTCCATCATAAAAACACGATCTGTCTTGACTACTGCGCACATGGAATTGATTGCCCAAACCTCATCATATTCGACGCTGTGGGTAATGCTCATGTGATAATCCAATTGGCTTTGCCCCATGGCAACAAGGGCAATATGTTTGCCTTTCAGTCTTGGTTTACGCACCTTTATTGTGGAGACATTGGCGCTGTTATTGGAGCCCGCGTGCGGTCATATCTGTTTTCATCATGGGTTGCCCGACCTTCCATCAAGGTTTTCAGGCGCACCAAATTGTCTTGAAATCGTGTTTCAAACATAGTCGTTTCATTTAAGTCCTGTTTCATAAAAGTACTGGCCTCGACCAAAGAACCATATAACAATAAATCCGGTGCATTGGTACCGAGCCAACTGGTGCCATCAGAAGTTACAGTTATTGATTGGGGTTGATAGAGATAATGCAGTTCAAAAGTTAAATTAGCATTGGGCGTAGGAGCTAGAATAAAAGTATTATCATCAAATTGAGCATAATATTTTGGCACTCCCGTAGTCGCTGCTGTGGTAATATAGTTTCGCATAAAGCTAACATGCTTTAATAGCAAATAAGAATATTCACTGTCGCTGTTTAATACAGCCAAACTCATGGGTGAAATGAAATCGGAAGGCGCTCCCAAATAGGTGTTTCCAGAAGAAGCGGTTCCGGTAACATTTTTCCTGAATACATTGAGCTCAATTGTATTAAAAACACGATTTTCTGCTTGCACAATGAAATTGGTTAAATTTGAAGTAAAAGTACTTTCATCGTTGTCCATGTATTCCTGGACGGCTGTTTTCAATGTTGTAAAAGTAAAACTCATTAGACTGGTCCTGCTGTTGCTATGCTACCACCTCCGGTTACGTCGCCTGTGGTCGCAGTGCCGGTGGAAGTAAATTTATATTCATTTGTGTCCACTACGGTTATTGTATACCCACTTGCGCTTTCAAGCACGGTTGTTGTTATTCCATCAAAGGCTTCTGTTTTTCTAAGGCGCACAGTATCACCTGTAGTCCTGTTGTGTTTGAACTCTGTTACTTTAATTACTGCATTGGCTCCAGAGGCTTCCGTCCTGAAAGGGTTTAAGGATAAAAGGGTTTGCGCCGGACCCACTGAAACAAAGACTCCTCCACCTCTTGCACCACTGGTTCCGGTTCCGGCAACAGCGGTAAAAGTATAAGTGTCTGCATCAACTTTTGTAATGCTATAAGCATCTGGGTCAACTAATGTTGCAATAGTGAAACCGTCAAAGGCTTCCGCTCCCCTAAAACGTACTTTGTCTCCGGTGCTCCGTCCATGATCGCATTCAAAAACTTTAATCACAGCGCTTGCGCTAGTGGATAAAAAAGGGTTATTGGTCAAAAGAGCTTCCGCAACAGGTTCAGTGCGATCGGGTCTTGGGTTTCTTATAGCTTGAGCATCCGGTCCAACTCTGGGTGCTTCCAACTGGGGTTGTTTTGGACTCCATTGATCGGGTCCCACCAAGAAACCGTCCCACGTCTTTTTCATATCTTTCAAACGGTAACGAAAACCGGAAATATCACAGATTCCCCATGTTTTTTTGCCTGCCGCAAAGGCCATATTAATTAATTACCGTTCTGGCTGGAATAAAACGGGAGCTCACAGTATCAATATTTTCCGCGGCTGCCCTGCCCCACTCCTCTTCATATATTTCCTTGAGCATTCCTGTTCGATCCGGCGCCCTTTTAAGGGAAATATAATAAGACAGGCCCGCTGCCATTGCTGGTAAAAACTGAAAAGTAATATCCAAATTATTGGTATAGTCCCCTGCGTCCTCAATCCGGGTCAATGCATAATAACGAAAAACATCGGTTGAATCGTCCGGAGTCGGATAAAGATACAATTTAGGAGTTGCTGTCCTTTCCAAATAAAACTGGGTTGGACGTGCCTCTACTGCTTTGTTCGGAAGATAAAGGTAATCGCTTCGACTCATCCGGTTTAACTGGTAATCCGTATAGGTGCTTCCAGACGTACGCCGAACGACAGCGGACAAAACATTGATTAAATCTGTACCCAGATCATAGGAGGTGGTGCTTTCGGTTAATGCCTCTGTTCGTTCAACAATGACCCAAAGATTAAGACCACGGTTTGCCCATTCGGCAAACATTAAATTAAGGGAACGTCTGGCTGTTTCTAAATCGTAGCCTGTCCTTAATTCCAATCCACAACGCTCGAATGATTCTTCGATTAACTCAGCAACGTTCAGATCGAACGTAGTTGTTCCAGAAGTAGCCATTATTAAGGCCTACGATACTTTTTCTTATAGTTCGTAACTGTTCCACCCGTTGTAACTTTTCCACCTGCTATATATTTATGTGGAATAGCTTCATAGTCTCCGCGTGCATTAGTTTCTTCCCTCATGTATCGTTTTCTTTCTGTCATTCCGGGCATTCTTTACTCCTAATTATTAGGTGCTTCGTAATATTTTAAAAACTCACACCAAACAGTATATTCGTTTCCAGCGTCCGCCGTTGATGGAACTACTAAAAGAACGTCTCCTGTATAACCAGATGCTTCTGTATTAACCAGTCCTCCAATTGAACTGAAATCAAACATATTGTCATAGGACAGGGTTAAAAAAGTAACGTCTGTCGTCGCATCCCAATCTAGGGATGCAGGAGCATCTGTTCCTCCTCCAATGCTGTACCATATCTTGTTCAAAGCTACATGGGTACAGGTCTCTTTATTAGCGGACTGACTTAAAGCAGAGACATCTACTAAAGTAGTGCTACTGCCGCTTCCGTCTGAATAAACCGAACAATATGTGACCAGTTTCTTATCGTAGTCGTACTGAATAGTTGGTCCTGTGACTGTATCAGCCATAATTTACCCCCTATTAAGCGTCAGCAAATGGTGTTACTAAAGTTCCTGAACCTAATAACTGTGCTGCAACATGGTATTTAGCACTTGCAATTGCAGTAATTACTACAATGCTTCCTGCTAATCCGCCTTGAGTGGTACCGTTTTGAGTAAAGGTGTCATTAGATGCACCAGAGATAAAAGTTTTACCTCCTGCACTGTCATCAATACCTGTGTAAGCACCACCAACAAATTTGTCAGTGCCATCAGTTGTGATGTCCATATCTGTTGCTGCTGTTACAACAACAAAAGTAAATTGGGCACCCAGATTACATAATTGGCTTGGATCTCCTTTGTCAGTAGGTTCTGTTACAACAATGCTGGGAAGTGTAAATACACCGTCCGCATCATTACATAACAATACTCTACCGGCATGAGAAGTCACCGTTATAGTTGTGTTTGCTGTTAAACTAACAACGGAACTGTAGCCCGCATTAATAAGACCAGCAAGAGACCTTATCGGTCCCGCAAAGGTTGTTTTTGCCATAATTTCCTCCGTTGGAAATAAGTCCTATCGTCTTGGCTTGTCTGCTAGGTCAGTCTATAGGACAAGTTTTACCTAGATGCTTCCATTCTATATCATTAAATTTAAAAAAGAAAGAGAGCCGAAGCTCTCTTTCCTTGTAATACTGAGTAAGAAAGTCTGCTTATATTATAAGCAGTGTATTACGTCTTCCATTTCCATTTAGCTTATGCTCCGGGACTGCCAAAGACAGTTCGAGGGTCAGACCACCCGAACGAATATCTTTCGCGAGCCTTGTAGCGTACGTTACCAGTATCAAAATCCGCTTCCATCGAAGTTTTGATTGCTGCACGGTTAAACATTTTAAAACCGTTAGGACAATCTGTCTTGATGAACCACGCATCTGTATCAGTAAGATAATGATTAACAGTATAGCCTTCGGGAATCATTCCCATATTTCTAATAGCGTTAATGTCATTATCTGCCGTTGCTACCCGCCCGGGAGTTTCCAATAAACGATCAGCGGTAAATTGAAGCTCTTTAGGAAGAATTAACTTCATTCCTTGCAAAGCAACTTTTAAACCGCGTTCGTCAGTGAATGCTGCAATATCGATCAATGCTTGTTCTAATGAAGTTTCATTCAGATCGGCTGCTGTTGAAAGCTCATTACGCAAATTAGCTCCACCCACAGTTGGATGGTCTGTTGCGCAAAGTTCTTTCGTGTCGCCGCCCGGATAACTACTATTAAAAGCATTATTCAATACCGCTGCACCTTTGACTTGCTTGGTGTTCGACATACTTCTGGCAAGCGCTCGAGTGTATCTTGCTGACAATTTGTCATAAAGATTATCCTCGATAGCTTCTTCCGTAATGCTGAAAGCCAAAGCAATCGTTTCGTGGGTATACCTTGATGTAAACGCTTCTTGCGCTTGATCAAAGGCTACTCCCGCTCCTTCTGATTTAACGGGGGCTGTGTCAAAACCGGTGAGCATGACCTCTTCTTCAAAAGCCCGGTCACTAGATTCAGTATCGAATATTTGTTCGTGTTCCTGATCATAGCGTCCGTACTCCAGTCCGAAAAGAGCATTTAAGCCTGGAAGCAACTCTTTTACAAGTTGCGCTCTACTTATAGCCATTATTTACTCCTAAGTTCCTGCTACAGCACCTCGCATATAATGCTCATTAATCAGAACGACTAAATTTGCATTATTTGCTGTGAGGTCTCCGTTAGAATCGTCTTGGACCACACCAACAATCTTAAGCTGAAGTGCTTGCGTTGTGTTGATGGTGCTAGAGTCAAGCTCTCTTGTTGCAACGCCCGTTGTCGTACTACCACCAATGCCGTCTGTATCAGCATTTCTGCCCATACAGGTTATAGCTGAAGCACCGTCTGCTTGTACTACAAACAGTTGGTTAGGGTCGTCATAGATATATACTTCTATGTCGCCACTTCCGAGTGCTGTCGTGCTGGCTGGGTAATAGTTCTTAAAGGTGGGAGTTCCGTCAGAAGCAACATAGTAACAGTGTGAAAACACACCAACAATATTAGCAGAACTAGCTCCTGCTGTGTTGATATATCCACTTGCGAATATAACAATATCACCTTGATAGATGCTTGTGCCATATCCCGAGGGATTAATTAAATACTTATTTGCTTGCTGAACCGGCCATCCGGCACCTTTATATGGACGAAGCCCAAAGGCTTTATCTACATTGGCCATTTATTTCCTCCGAAATAAAGATGAACGATTACTATTCGGTACCTAAAAAACTTACTTTTCGTCAGCTTTTCTAGTACCACCCATTGTTACACGTGTTTGTCGGTTCGGTTTATGTACCGACATGGAAGGATGAGTGCCGTCCCTGAACAAATCATTGTCAACTGCGTCCATTTGACCTTCGGTCCGAATCTTAAAATGATCCTCGCGCTCTTTGACAGTTTCTTCAGGAATACGGGCTAATATCAGCCCTCCTACCCCAATGCAACCTGCGT